AATCCCCAAACCGCGAAGAAAGTTCCTTTCCCCCGCACTATTCAAGCCTTATCACTCCTTAGTTAGTTCTGCAATTTCTTCTTTCAAGGTTTCAATTTTTTTTAGGTGGTAGGACTTGATGCCTAATTCCTTGGCCTTTGCGCGGATTTTCGCATCCTCAGCTTCGTTTGCCGCCGCTTCTTCTTCGGCTTTTGTTTCTTCGTATCCCTTTTCTTGTTGTTCTTCTTGTTGTTCTTCTTGCTCCTGCTCCGCTAGAGCCGCTAATTCCCGCCTACGGCGTTGAAATGCAGTTGCCCCCATACTTTACACCTCCAATAGTTAAAACGCCCGAGAGGGGCTATAAACCCCTCTCACGACGTATATAAAATGGTGGCACCCTAACCCGCGTCAAGTGCTCTGCTCTAGGCCCACATAACATGCCGTAAGTTCCCGGTTAAAACTAATACTAAGCCAGCTTGTGAACGAACTTCACAATACGAACATTCTTGTTCTCGTATACGCGAGTCCAGTTTGCGGCGGTTGCCAGTTCTCCGTTAGTCGGAGCAGCGCCAGCAACGGACGAACCTGTCCACTTCACACCGCGAGGATGCAGGATGAACGCTTGACGGTTAACGAGGATGTCATCACCCGCGAGAATGTCGCGGTCTGTTTCGGTTGTGTGCTTCGCAAATGCGTTGCCCAAGCCGATAGCGCCAGCGCCAAACAGGTAAGTTGTGTACACGCCACCGGAAGCGGGCATACCATCGTCAACGATAACGCGGTATCCGAGGTATGTCGGAATGTTGATTTTGCCTTCAGCGTCAGGAATGAACGCAATGAGGTTGTCTTTTTGCAGCTTGGTGAATGTAGCGGAATGCATAGCGATTGCCGTAAGTTTGTCGGCGGAATCGCCCATCAGTTGTTTGGCATCAAGAACAGTTTCACCGGAGATAACAGCAGCCGCGCCAACGTTAGCGGAAATATCAAGCACGTTGCCACTCATAGAAGCAGCGGCGAACACACCGGACAAGATGCTTTTCAGCATGGATTGACGATCACGCGCCCACCATTCAGCAACCAAGTTGCCGATAGCAGCCATAGGGTCAGAACCCGCGAGAACATGCGCCAAATCATTAACGCTCCATGCACGACCACGAAGGTTCAGAACAGCAACGTCTTGACCTGCGTCGATTTTAGCAGGAGTCAACGCGCCTGTATCGCTCAGGACTTCGGACGATCCAGTCAGGTCGTTCCAGTACGGCATATTGATAGTTTTACCACCGCCATTTGCAAGTGCGTCAAGTTCGGGGTTAGTGGAAATGATACCGGATTGAACGAGCGCGGACAGTTCCGCCGTGCGGTTCAGCACATATTGATTAAATTTAGAAGGAACAATAACGTCTGCAATTTGAGTTTTAGCCATGAGTTAGAACACTCCCTTTTTAGATGTGGATTTTTTCACCCACCGCCGCCGCTAATTGTGCCGCTAACGTTGGGTTACTTGCTTCGAGTTTGGCCTGCTCGGTCAGGTTCCAAGTTCCCGCTTTGCGGTCATATGGGTTTTTCGTGGTTCCACCACCGCCGGGAGGATTCGCACCGCCGCCCCCGCCTGTGTTTGTGTCAAACAAATAAGCATCAGACGTTTGAAGGGCTTTCAGTTGATCCTCAAGGCCTAGCAGCGTTTCCCCATCAAGCCTGATTTTGGAAGCATCCAACAGGGCTTTAACCGCCTTTGGATTCTTGGCTTTCGCCTTGTCTAAAGCGCGGTCAATCGCGTGTTGAAGTGCTTGTTCATCAAGCTTCTTTTGCAGGTCAGCCGTAGCCGCTGCGCTTGCGCTTTGCATGTCGGAAATTTGTTTCTTCAATTCGTCCGACAGACCCGCTGTTTTTGCAAGGTCGGCAATTTGCGCTTCATGCGTTTTGATCTGCTCTTTCAGCGTCTTGTTTTCCTCGTTGACAGAATCGAACTTAGCCTTTGGCAACCAAGAACCGTCATTTACAACGGCAAGTTGCTTACCTGCCAATTTCGCTTCAATCTCCGGTGTGTACAATTCGCCTAAAAGTTCTTTCAACATTTACAAACACTCTCCCGATAAGGTTTTTAGACTGGTAACCCGCCAGCATTCGGTTATCCTTAACCCGGATAAGGGCAAATTTAAGGGGATAGGCAGTCTCAACCTATCCCCGGCTTGCGCGTATATCATATTTTCGTTTGAGTCCTCGACGCTCCGCATATTTGCGAATAGCCGTTTTCTCTCGTCCGACTTTCGCGGCGATTTCATCCCATGTCAAAGGTTCATCAAGCAACCTTTTCAATTCCGCTACGTCGTGCCGCGTCCACGGCCTTTGCTTGCCTTCTACGCTGCCGTGTTTCCTGTATGAGTAACGTTCTATTGCCATGTTGTCAGCACAGAACGGGCAATGTGGTTTGCATTGTTCTTCTTTCGGCAAATAGAGCGAAAACAACTTTTTACAATCGTTGCAAAAATAATCTTTCCGCATGACTGCCGGGAACATGGTCGTTCTCATTCTTCGCTTTCTTCCCTTTCAAAACCACATTCACACCAAGAACACCCGCAACATTCGCAAAGGTTAAATGATTCACTCGTTATATCATACTTCGGTTCGATGTACTCTTTTTCATCGTTCATCCCCGCGTAAACTCCCTATAGTCACTTTGTAGCTGCTGCCACCGCTCCGAATTAGCGCCTTTCATGCGTCGAAAGCCACTTAACGTCTTTGGTGCATCGTCGCCTAATGCGAGTTTGTACCGTTCCCATTGATCCCGGTCAAGTCGCAATCTCCGCTTTTCTGCTTGGTCTTTGTTGTAAGCTTCAATCGCTGTTTTGCTTCGTTCGTCAATGTTGAAAGAACGATTGGAAAATTCTTTATCCGCTTCTGCATCATCGGATAAAGCGACAACGTAAGGAACGATGACATGACGGCAACGAGGATGGATATTAGCATGTCCACCAGAAAAGGCGGTTGATAATTTAGGATAGCCCGGAGTAAGTCCACTTATCGAATACACCCTTCCCTGATACACCGCGCACACGGGGCATGTTGTGGCGTGTGAGGACATTTTAACCAAGTCATAGCCGTTGTACGTCAGTTGGTTCATTGTCGCTGTGTTGGTCGCCTCACGCGTTGTGCTACGTGCTACAGTGTCGGCGTAGGCATCCAATGAAATCATCCTGCCGCGCCGATCCCGAATGCCGTTTATGCCTTGGCGCAAAAGTTTATCCTTGACTAGCCTTGACGCTTCCTTCACCGTTGCCCCGGTTGCTTGCTTTTGTGCTATCGCTTCAAGTCCTGCTTGGCGAATAGCGTCTTGCATCTGCCTTCCGACGAATTTATGAGCCTCTACAAGCATCGAAGCGGCGTTATATGTCAGCAGTTCGACGGAAGCCTTATGCAGCCGTGAGAAAGCTTCGTATCCACTCGCTTGAATGCCCATACGCGCTAAGTTGTCCACAGTATCAACAATGCCCTGTTGATAGGCTGTGGGAATGTCTGCCCTTGCCCATTGAACGGCGATTCTATCCAGACGCGCTAGTTCCTCGTTAACTTGTCGCAATAGGCTTTGCTGATATGCCGTGACGTTCCCGCGCGCTTCCTTGTATGCGATAAGGTTTATTAGCCGCTGTTGGGCTTCTTGGTAAACTTTTATGAGTGCGTCAATGTTCATCGTTTCCACCTCAGATAAATAAAACAGGCTATCATGAATGGGACATAAATCCACCAATATTCAGCCCACTTCTCGCCTTCGGTCATATGAATCCATTCATTCATTTTGTTTCACCCTCTATATCCATAAAGCATTGAACCATTCCGCGTTGATCGAAGAAGTCTTGTTGCAGCAATAGAACTTCGGAAATGGCTTCACCATCCATAAAAATCCCTGTAGAAAGCAACCTATCCTGAATGAACATAATCACATCAGACAGCGTGAACTCTTTGCTTTCCACGGGCATTCACTCCCTATTCTTGGTCTTTCACAACCTGTGCGAATATTTGAAGTTTAACCATTTCCATAAGTCCAACCGCTTCAAAATGGTTCATTTCGTCGGGGTTTTCCCATGTCGTTGTGCCTTCAACCGGGTTTAATATTAGAATCAACCGTTTTTCCATGGCTTCACCCTTTATTCTTGGTTAGGGTCATTGTTACCGTTGAACGGCGTTGTCAGGCTGGAAATAGGATTCATTGCCTGTTCTTCCTCTTGGATGCGCTTGACTTCGTTTTCCGCG